GCTTTTTTTATTCATCGCCCTTATAGTTAGGGCTGTAAAGGATTCGCACATCTTTTACACCTTTCTCTGATGTGGGATATTCACAAATGAGTACCTTTATCCTTTCTGTCTGCCCCTCGTGTTTACCTTTCGGCACGAGGGGTTTGTGTGAAAAGAACTCAATAATTCTCCGTATTTAGGAAATCAGGTTAATCTGGTTTCCTTTTTTTATTAGTCTTTTCCTTAATCTATATAAGTTGTCTATTTACTTTCAAAAGGGAATGTGATATAATAAGAAGAGAAGGGAGGTGAAAAAATGGAAATCGGTGATAGAATTTTGCAGATACTGAAAATGAAGGGAATGAAACAGGCAGGATTGGCACGAACTTTGCAAATTTCGGAGTCGGCAGTATCCAACATGTGCAGTGGAAAAAGCAAGCCAAGCACGCAGAGTATCACGCTGATCTGCGAGAGATTCAGCATCAGAGAGGAGTGGTTGCGGACTGGAAAAGGCGAAATGCAGGTTGCATCATGCGCAGAAATCTCCAATATCGCAAGCCAACTCCGTCAACTCAATGCGGACTCAAAGCGTTATCAAGTTTCAATCGAGGCTGTACAGTATGTTTTGCAGCTCTCGGAAGATCAAGCAGAGGTCTTTGGGGACATACTAAATAATCTCAAAGCACTCAAACAAGTTACATCCTAAGCAAAATTTCATAGATCAGCAGTAGCACATCTTCACTTTGTGTTTGCAACATATCAGTTATTTTCTTAATCAGCATCTTTTTCATTTACAGCTCCTTTCTGTACACGTTTTAGTGTGCGGTAAATGGCTAACAGGGTAACAAGATCAAAGGTTTGCAGCAGGTCAGATATCTTTTTTATAAGCTCCTTTCTGTCCATATAATGCACCTCCTTAAAAAAAGATGTTTCTATGTTAGCACAAAGGGGAAAACGATATAATACTTTTTTCAACACTTTTGATGTGACTAATGGTGTAAACGTAACACAAGGAAGGACAGAAATGGCAGAAAAGGAAGAACAGAAAAGGTTAGATAAGGAAGGGCAGAAAAGGGCGGCTATATACGTACGCGTATCAACCGCAGAACAGAAGGAACACGGATTATCAGTGGATAACCAGTTAGACGCATTAAAGAACTATTGCCAGGAACGCGGTTTTTCAATCGCAGGTATCTACAACGATGCAGGAATCAGTGCGAGAAAGAAATACAAATCACGTCCTGCATTATTGCAATTGCTAGAAGATTGCAAAAAGCATAAAATTGATATTATTCTTTTTACAAAGTTAGACAGATGGTTTCGCTCTGTTGCCGACTACTATGCAGTACAGCAGGTGTTAGATGGTGCAAAAGTGCCATGGAGGGCGATTTGGGAGGATTACGAAACGGAGACTTCGGCAGGAGTTTTTAAAGTAAATATCATGCTGTCGGTGGCTCAGGCAGAGTCCGACCGCACGTCAGAACGTATCAAAGCTGTACTGGAGTACAAAAGGGAGCATGGGCACATCATAGCAGGCAGGATGCCGCTAGGGTACATAAGGACATCCTCCAGTACCATTGACTATGATCCTGCCACTAAGGATGCTATGCAAGCGTTTTTTAATACCTACCTTGACACTTACAGCCCAGTAGCAGCCATGGACGCTGCACGGAAGTTAGGTCTGCGCATGTCACGCAAAACCGCTCATTTCATCCTAGACAAAGAGCCGTACTACGGCACGTACTACGGGGTTGATGTGCCTGCATACATCACACCAGAGCAACACAAGATCATAGAGCAAGCTAGAGTCCACTATCCACGCACGCCAAAAGATGATAGAGTATATATCTTTACAGGGGTGATCTTCTGCGCCAGTTGTGGAGCGCGGATGTGTTCGAAGCTATCCAAGCACATCAGGGCAAATGGGGAGACAATTGAGAGAGGGTACTACCAATGCTGCACAAAGGTTAGGAGAAAGGACATTTGTGAGAAGCCTGCCTTTGTGATGGAACACAAACTGGAAGATTACTTAATCGAGCATATGTCCGAGTTGATCACGGACTACGAGGCAAGTATTGCACAAAGCCAAGAAAAGGCTAAGGATGCAGAAAAGGAAATCAGCCGCATCAAGGGCAAGCTCCAACGGCTGAAAGACGTATACCTTGATGGAGATATGGGGCGTGCTGAGTATGTAGAAAAGACGTCACAGCTCAAGGCAGATATGGCAGAGCTTGAAAGCCAGAGAGTCCCACTCAGCCCAATCAAGCAGCTGCCTGACGATTGGGAAGAAATGTACTGGCAATTATCCAAGGATGGAAAGCGTGATTTCTGGCATCGTACCATCAGGCGCATTGAGATTGATGGCAAGAAGGTGTCTAAGGTGTTTTTTATATAATTTTTTATCCTTTCTGTTGCTATTATGTCACCTTGCCAGATGTAATAGTAACATAATAGCAAAAAGTTAAATAATATCAATAAAAACACCGATTTAGTGCAAATATATACTTTACAAAGTACCGAATCGGTGCTATATTATAGTCATAACAAAGAAAGGAGCTACCAAAGGTAGTAAGGTAAAGGAAAATGAAGAGAGAAAATAATAGATTCGTGCTTAGTACGACAGACAAAGGCAGAATTGCAGCACATGCAAGAGCAATGGCAAAGAAAGCAACATATAACGGCTATGTGGAGGCATGGTTTAATGCTGTAAGTGGTGAAATAACATATTGTGAGCTGACAGATTACAACTCCTATATCGAAGCGGGAAAAGATATGGAACTTATCTATAGTGCCGAGTGTAGAGAGGAACAATGATGGATGATCAAATCAGCAAGACAGACAAAGCTATAATTGATTTGTGGAAGCAGTATGGAGCAGTTAAGCCTATTTCAATTCAAACTGGTTGTTCTCATCACAAAATAACCAAGTGTCTAGCCACTCATGGATATGTATTAAATGCAGCACATGCAAAAATTCTTGAATTGTATAGTCAAGGGGTGGGGGTTGAAGATATTTCCAAGGCAGTAAAGTTAAGCTTATCAAGTGTCCGTGCATATCTTCCAAGAGAAAGACCTGAGTATGGTCAACATTATTCCAAGAACGCAAAGATAATTTACAATTGGCGGCAGAAAAAGGAAAGGAACTAAAACAAGATGGAAGTTAAGGAGCTTCGAGAGCTGACTGGATTAAACCAACAAAAGTTTGGGGATTTATACTCAATCCCCAAGCGCACACTCCAGAACTGGGAACTGGGAGTAAATAAGTGCCCAATTTATTTTAGATTGGCACTGGAACGAATGGTAAAAGAAGATTTTCAGACACTTGAAATGGAAAAAGAAAAGTTGCTGAAACGCTTAGCTGAAATTGAAAAATTGCTGAGTGAAAGCTAACTGTAAAAGGAAGGAGTAAAGAAATGAAAGTAAAGCAATTATATGAAACCCCACTCCTGCCGCGCCACTACATCGTAGAATTGGAAGACGGCTCATTTAAAATGTTTAGCATGTATGGGGGAACTCGGAAGATCACTGAAAAAGATTTGATACCAGTGCGCTACTATAAGCCACAAAAAGAACATGCAAAAGTCAGTGAATATTTATATGAGCTGTACGGGCTTGAGAAAATCAAAAAGGAGGAATCACAAAATGAAATTTGACGCACAGAACGCATCTATCGCAGCACTAATTAAGCGATATGATATCGGGTTGAAAACTGAATACAAGAATGGAAAAGAGGTACTAACAGGCGCAATCTATGCTCTGGAAACCAGAAAGCTCAAGGGCGACAATGCTATGGAAATTATCAGAGCACGTCAACCAGAAATATACAATTATCTGGTTGACCGCCGCAACACAGAAATCAAAGCCGCAGAGGAGCGACAGGCAAAAATTGATGCAATCGAAGGACTCAAGGAATTGAAAGCTGCCAGAGCTGATCTCGCAAGCTGGCACAAAGAATTTGAAAAGTCATTTGATGATGTAGGCGGATTAGGGGTTAGATCAAAACCGAACTATGATTTAAAGGCTATGTCGGAAAAATACCCACGTGCCGCCGCTTACATCAAGGCTGATGCTTGGGCATACGCTGCAAATTTTGAAAAGGCATCCGCAGGAAGGAAAGCAAAGGAAAGAATCATCAACGGTGAAGAACCTGCCCTTGTACTCCGTGAAATGGAGGAAGAATGGGATGAGGCTTGCAGATCGCACATTTGGGATTAAGGTAAAAAACAAAGAAAAGGCGGTGGAATTTCCACCGCTTTCTCTTTAGACTTATTGTCTTCAGTTTTTTTTCAATCCACATGCCTTTGCAAGCATGAATGAGATTTCTATCTCAACTCCATATTATCTCTAAATAAGCTAAAAGTCAATAAGAAAAATTAAAAAAAGAGGAGGGCACGCAGCTCCCCTCTTCTTTTTATGTCAGTATTTTGTTGATCACAGCCTTGTACTCCTTAGGATATAGCAGCTTTATTGCTTCCATATGTTCATCCAGTACATCTAAGGCTTTTTCTATCGGTACTTTTCCAACCGCCTCTAAAAAATCAGATTTAGGGGCAGTTGGTGCTGCTGCATACGCATATCTTGGCATTTGCTGTATCTCAATTGGCTCTGGTTCTGGTGTAGGGGAGTTGCGCTCTTGTACTATGTAGAGCATAGCAAGCTTTTCCACTGATGAGTAAGTTGTTTTTTCGTTCTCAAGCCGTGTAATCTCGCTTCTGATCTCGTCCATATCAAGCATCGCTCTACCCCCTTTCCATCATCATTCCTGCAAAGCTTCCATTGCCTTTCTGAGTGCGCCTTTCTGGTTCTGGCTCAGATCACTGTTATCAATCATATCTCTGATCTGATCTGCAAGCATCGTGCGTCCCTCATCCATGCTGTAGCGTCCTCTGCCGTCTCTGCTGTAGTGTGCCCTCACATAATGCCGTCCATAGCTGCTGCCGCCATCTGGCTCTCCGTCTCTGCTGTATCTCCATTTTCTGCCGTCCTCGCTATAGCCAAGCTTTTCTTCAAGCTCGTCAATGCGCAGAAGCTTTTCTTTCGATACAATCAGCTTATACACCGTGTCAAGATCGCCTGCTGACATTTCGCCCTTCTGTGCGATTTCTTCAAGCTCTGTGCAAATCATGCGCTTCAAATCTTCCATTGTTCCCATTATGCCACCTCCTTTTTCACAATTATTTCTGCTGTATTAACCGTAACAGTCGCACCCCCTACTACTCTTGCTGAGACTGTGCCACAGCAGCAGTCTACGCAAAATTCCGTCTCTGCATCGACTGACCAAACGTCAGTAGTAGCCACAGGAACAACAGACATTAAAGTTTCTGGCAGCCTCTCACCATCCAGAAACAGCGCAAGCTGAATTGCTCCTGCAACTCCTGTTACGTTGGCATGGAAGTACACGAGGTACTTTGCAGGGTTGCAGCAAGTGCCGCCCTTGACAGTCACCTGCCCTGAACCTGCCCTGTGCTTGATGTTACAGCAACCCTTGATAATTGTGTTGGTATATGGCACTGCACCGCCCAGAGGGACGGCTGTAGGTGTGGTTAATGTATACTCTGCCATACTCGCCACCCCCTATCAGGAACAGCCATTGCACGGATTGCAGCAGCCGTTCATGTAGCCATAGAGCTGTCCAGCAGGGAAGCTTGGAACAGGCGCAGGTTTAAGAGTCTGTACCAAATAGTTATTCTGTGCCTGCTGAGATGCTGCAAGCTGCAAGCCAAAAATCTGCTGACTCTGCTCTGCAATCTTCGCATCTTTTGCCGCAATCTGCTGCGCATTCAGTGCATCGAGGATCGCTCTTGCGTTGCTGTTCTGGTTGTCGATGATATCACGTGTATTGGAAGCGTTGTTGTAGTTCGTCTGGCAGAAGCCATTCTCTACACTATGCTGTACCGCATTGGTATTCGTCGCCATGTTGTAATTCACACCAGAGATAGCCTCTCGGTTATCACAGCAGCACTGTGCAAGCTGAGACTGCAAAGCGTTTGCATTCTGCATAGCTGTGATATTGTTTGCGTTCATCTGCTGCATAAGATTCATCTGCCCGTTGGCTCTGGATAACTCAGCCTGTGCAAAGCCATTACAAAGGTTCTGGTTTACGTTTGAGAATCCAGTCAACGCGGTAGTGTTCTGGGCATAGAATCCATCACATAAGCCGCTGTTGATCGCATCGGATTTGCGCTCTAGCGATGCTGTAGAGCTATCAATCTGTCGCTGCAAGGTTGCGAAATCGCTTGCAAGCACGTAGTTATCTGCTGCACCTGCTGCGCCTCCGTTGTTTCCCCATCCATTGCCGCCCCATCCGCAAAATGCGAACAGGAAGAGGATGATAATCCACCATGCGCCACCATCGCCCCACATACCATTACCACTGCAGTTGCCTGTTACTGCTGCGATATCGGCAGGAGTCATACTTTCGCTTGTTAAACTCATGTTTTTTTCTCCTTTCAATGAGATATATAATCAACGCTTTTAGCGTGATTTACTTACCGCCATTCAGCAGCCCTTGGAACTGCTGTGCCATTGCTTGCAACTGATTGAGTTGCTGCTGATTGATCTTGCCAGAGGTGAGGAGCTTCTGCACCTCTGCCTTTGGATCGCCTGTAAACTGCTGTTTAAATTTCTGAAACTGCTGAATCATTTGCATTGGATTCTGAAACATTTGCATTTGCTCTACCTCCATCGTTTAAACGTTTTTCTAGTGCTGCTAGCCGCACCTTCAAGCTATCAATCTCTTTTGAGTAATCATTTACACTACTCTTGCTTTCTGCTCCCGTTTTAGGCAGCTCTGCGCCCAGTCGTTTGTACTCGTAGGTTTCCATGCACGGTCGCCCTGATGCATCAGCTCGTTTCTCGTAAAAAACTTGTCCGTTGCTGTCCCAAAGTCTTACAAAGCCATTTGCCGCCACTAGATAAGCTTCTGCCGCATTCTTGCCCTGCACCCAGATACGCTCATCATTGCTTTGCTGCCCGAACCCTTGAAAGCCCTGCTGCATTCCTTGCTGCATCCCCTGATTGTACCGCAGTTGCGCTAGCTGATCTGGGACTGGTGGGCTATAAGGTTGATATCCATAGTAAGGGTTATATCCGTTCATGCTTCGTCACTCCTTTCCCAGAAATAGAGGGGGATTTCCTGCCCTGAATCCCATGTATCAAAATAATCACCATCAACCACAGTTACAACATGGCTTCCCAGTGCCAATACATACACCCCTTGTGGATGTTCTGCCGCGAATGATGCAACGTTATAGCAGATAGGGCAAGCTTCAGAGACTATACCTCGCCTAAAACCTTTGTCATGCAGGTATGCGCCCCACACGGCATTTGCAGACGGCATATCAGCCATCAGCAAGCCCTGCACGCAAAGCTGTAAGTAGGTCTTGTCCCAGTCCTGATCAAGAGCCTTGCATAATGCCCTGACGGTGCAATCTCCTACTCTTGCTGCAACTGGGTTTGGATTATATCTTTTATACATGCGTTCTTCCCTCCATGGCTGTATTATCACACATGCAGAGGAGAAAAGACACGATGCAGGCACGATGATTTTACGCATAAAAAAAGAGCCTGCCGTTTCTGGCAAGCTCTCTCATTTTTTTATTTTTCAATGTTGAAATTGATAGTAATTGGGTCAGTCAGAAGAAGCTCTTCATATGTAGTATCATCCAATATCTGGATCTTTGTCTCCACATTCTGCAAATCTTCAATATTTTCAATTTCTACGCTATCATCAATGGTAAGCGTTCCCTTCGATTTTTTGTTGGCTTCGAGCCCAACTGAAAACATCTGGTATGTCATATAGCCATTGATTGATGTATCAGATGTCTGCACACGAATTTTTTTATCGGTAAGATTCTCGGCAGTAAGCATAATATCATACCGCCCATACTCGTCAGATATTCCGTTGTAGGTAATGATTACCATATCGTCCTGATATACGATATCGCCCTCCTGAATTGCATTCTCTCCTCGAAGCTCTTTTAACTTCTGCTTCAATTCCGCAATCTGCTTTTCAAGCTTTTGAATCATTGCCTCGATACCTTCTACTGTGTTCTCGTCTGCTGCAATCTCAGCTCCTTCTTCTGTGCTTGTTTCTTCTGCCATTACTGGGGCTGTAGATACTGCAAGTGCAAGTGCCATGGTTAATGCGTACAAAGATTTTCTCATTGTGTGTCCCTCCATTTTCTTTTCTGCCCTTCTACAATACCACTAATTTTTTATTACGTCAACGCAAAAGGTGGGGAATTTCCCCACCCGTGCTATTTTTTCAACTCTTCTGCATAAGCTGCAAGCCACGGAAGGGACAGCAGCTTATCAGATGCCGAGTACCAGTACTCTTGAAATCTCCGTGTACTTACACACATCTTTTCCGCTGCTTCTTCTTGAGACATACACTCATCCAAAAGATAAGTTACTGCCTCTTTCTCCTTCCGATTCAGTCGTGCCCTCATCAGGGCATACTCAATTATACCATTGTCACCGCATCCCCAAAATATCTTAACAAGCCCTCTATCCATATATGCTACCTCACTACTATATAAGCAACCAGGGCAGCATTAGCAAGAGCTGAGACTACTAGCGCAAGGCGACAGCGGATCAGCTGCCGCTCAGTGCGGATTGCCGTATCAATTGCATCACGCAAAAGCATTTTTTGTGCATCCATCAGTTATCCTTTCCGCAGGTCTGTCTCATCTACCCATCCGTAGACGTTATCTCCAACTACATGATACTTGTGCTTGCCACTCTCATATATCCTTGTTACCTGTGCCTTGCAAGGCTGTGCAGGTACTGGTGTAGATGCATTGGCTGAGATGTACTGCTTACCGCCTACAAAGCTTACTGTATCGCCCACTGCGAATCCTGATATCTTACCAGTATAGCTATAATACGCTTCTCCTGCCTTAGTATATGCGTAGCCACACGATGCGCCTGGCCACACAATCTTATACCACCCTGATGCAGTAAGTGCCAACACTTCCACGGCTACCCCTGCTAAGATCACGGTATACGAGGTGGCAGAGGTACTCTCTCCATCTCGTACATGCATAGCCTGCTTTGATACTGCTGTACCTATGCCAGTACCGCAGAGGGTAGTGTTGCCAGCTGAGATAATCTCGCACTCCACCTTTTCACCATTATCAAGCACAACCACAGTATGCCCCTGTACAGTTGTGCACAGGATATCTCCACGCATCTGATATGCTGAGGACTCTGTACATTTTGGCTCACGGATGACCTCAAATTCATCTGTAGAATCAAGCACCTCAACTTCGTTGGCAGTAGAAAACCACGGGATGTCGCGCTGCAAAGCATATGCCACACATACACGTACAAGGCTGCTACAGTCTGTCTCCACTGGGGTGTTAACCTTGCTACAATCCCATCCGTACTGCTTAGCCGTATCGTATAAATCCCAAGACGTAGACTGATCATAGCCGATATTATTATTTGCGCACGCTGCTTCTATGCACTGTGCAATGCGCTCACGCACTGCTGCATCTTTAGCACGGATGACTACCCACCCCTTATCATGGCGATACCATGCTTCTACAGCTACTTCCTGCCCTGTCTGATCTCCTGCCTGCCCGCCAATCAGCTTGCCGTTCTCGTCAATTCTTGCACTACCTACACGTACCATTAACTAGTCCTCCTCGTAGATGATTGTTAATCCATAAGCCACTGCTGCATCATGTTCAATACGGCATCCTCTAGCCTTTTCCCATCCCTTGCAGAAATACGCTGCATGGCAGAGACTCATATTTTCCAGTGACTTTGCAAGGAAGCAGAGGGGAATCTGTACTACTCCACGCTCTTTCATGGAATCATTGCTGTACCACTCATCAGTGAAAAGCGTATTGATAATTTCATAGCCTTTTTCTTTCAAGACTGCGATTGCCTTTTCTCTGGTAGTCTTGATTTCTTCTTCACTCTTTCCTGCCATTGGTTGTGATAACATTGCTTTCATATTATTCTTCCTCCTTGATCTGTGAAATGTTCATCAAGATACAAGTGATACCTGCCAACACAACGGTTGATAGGCATACCTTCCAATCTACTTCTGCAAGCATGGCAGAAGAGCCAATGACTCCAATTGCTGCCTGCGCCATGGTTTTTACGCATCTAATACCTACAGTTTTTAACCACTTCTTCATTCCTCTTTTTCCTCCTGTTCCAAATCTTTGATACGATGATTTGCTACACCGATTTTTTCCATCACAACCGCCATATCCTTTTCGAGATTATAAGTCCGCTCGATCACCGAATTGTGCTTATCAACTCTCTTTGCAAGCTCATCTAACTTATATTCCATAAGTGCCCGTGTGCGTTCCTGCTGTCCATGGTTATTGATAAGGCACACAAGCAAGGTAACTCCTGCTGATATACATGCAGGTATCAGGGTTTCCAAAAGTGCCATGCCATTTTCTCCTTATTTTGAGTCTTTTTTAATTTCTTTCGTATGCGGTTCGGCACGTGCCAACGCAATAAAGCGGTATCTTTTCAAGTTCTTCCTCCTGCCACTACTAAAGTTAACTATACTGTGTACAGCGACACTATCGGCACAAAATCCTTTTAAGGAAATAATCCAATCCTGTTGTAATGCCATTAGTTATCGCCTCCTCCTTAACAAATAAAGAAATATGCTCCCCTATCATAATTTGTGTTATTTGTAACTGTTAATTCTATCTTTTTGTTAGTAGTATTGTAAGTCTGAGATTTTATTAAAAGTTCGGAGTCTGGTGAAATAGCAATATAGTTATCAGTCATATAATCTCCTACAACATAAATTTCTTTACTTTCAGTAGAATTTGCTTTTACGCTCAAGTAATATTTGTTGTTCATTGCTTCGCATGTTTCATAAATCTTGTTTTTTAAGTTTTCCAAACGATTTGTAAAATAACAAGATGATGCTTTAGCCGGTCGTTTTATACTTCCTATATTATTAACTGTACAATTCCAAGAGCATGAACTAAACGAATAATGTCCACCCAAACCATCTTCTTCATCTAATCCAGTCTTACACTTTAATAATGTATTGGTAGCATGTATATATGGAATGTGTGTTACACTTTTTAATGTCAGCAGCCCAATGTCCATATTATACAATGTTGTATCATTTATAAAAATATAATCAACGTTTTTATCAAAAGCAATAGCAATATGACCATTACAAATATCACAATGGCTAAAATAAATATAGTAGCAATTTCCAAGATATACAAGAGTCCTAGTTTTATCAGATATAGATAATGCATCCACTGCGCACTCTCTAAAATAAACATAATTGGTATAAATTTCATTATTGCAGTCTATAAAAGTGCCATTAATTGTATTTTCTGATACATTCATTCTAACTCTATCGAAATAAATATATCCAGTTGTGGCAGTAATATATATACCATAAATCATATTAGAAATATAAATATCAGAAAAATGACAATTAAGACTTCTATCACCAGTTAAAGAAATACCAGTTCCATTTTTTGCTTCTAAATGAAAATTACAGATACTGATATTTTTACACCCATCTAAATTTAAACAAGAATTAGTTCCACCATAAATAATTTTAGTCGCATATCTTTCTGATGAGTCATTCATGCCAATAATTTTTAAACCAACAACGGATTTTAAATTTAATTGTTTTGATATAATAAAAGTTCCAACTGGAATTTTAATTTCAAATCCGTTTCCTTTAGAGAAAACTATCGCATTTCTAAAATAATTATAATCGTCATTAATACCATTGCCACGTGCACCAAATTGTTTTACATTCACCGTTTCATTTTCAACAATCAATTCTGCGACAAGCTTATTATTTAAAAAAATGATAGACCCGCCATCATCAATATCAGTAGCAATCTTTTTACGAACTTTATAAGTAGACCTACCGCCATCATTTAGCTCGTAATAACCTAAAGTAACACATACAGTATCTATTATCAAGGATGTATCTTCTTTCATCCTTTCAACCGATATATAATAATTTGCCTTCTTTTTTCTTAATGCATTTGTAAATTTCTCTTCATTGATACTACCATCCGACACAGTAGTTGTTGCTTCTGGATGTTCATTCAACCAACTTGATACTGCGCTATTTGTCTGTTCGTCTGTCGGTTGCCCTACCTCCACCCACTCTACCCCTCCTTCCTTTGCTCTTGGTATTTTGCCATCGTCAGTGGCAGAAGGTTTATCAACTTTATCTTGCTTTAGTGAATTAATATCTGTACTTAGCTGTGCATAGTCGGATGGGATAGTATCCTTAACCTGATCAACGATTTTCTGAGTGGCATTGGCGATAGCATCGTTAATGTCACTCTTGGACATGTCAGAGCCGTCTGGTACTGCGGCAGCATCTACAACCATGATGATAGGGGCAGACTCCACTACCTTGTCGCCAGATTTTACCTTGACCTTACATCTTACCTTGCCTGCTACAGCCGTCATCTGCTGCTGTATAGTCACAGTTACAGTGCCGTTGGAGTATGCGCAGTTATACGAAAAAAACTTGCCATCAGGCTTACCACCCTCAAAAGTTACAGCCGCAGAGGTGGGAGCAGTCCACTTGCCAGAGGATGTAAATAAGTTAAAAACAAGTGTTCTTCCTATATCATCATATTGTGATACATTGATGATGATTGGGAGGGCTCTCCTTGGGGTCATGTCCAGCTCATAAATTGCTTTAATCATTTTGTTCTCCTCTCAAAATTTTTTCGTGATTTTGTACCACTTTTATGAGATCGGCTATCAGCTCTTCATAGCCAATAGCACCGTAAACTACTTTATCAGCACCTCTAAACTCTTGTAGCAATGCCAGATTATCCATAGATAATTCTTTTGCGGTTTTTTGCACCTCTTGATATACAAGTCCATGATGCACTTTAAGCTCACTATCAGCCTTGTAAGTATACGTCACTGGGTTTAAAGCCATTATCCAGTCTGTGGCGGTATCACAAGATATATCTTTGATGTTATCCTTTAGCCTTTTATCAGATGAGTGTACGATAGTTCCATTTACTGCAACTGTACAAGTTCCTGCCTCTGTATCATTAATCTTTTTCTTTCCAGAAAACGTAAACTCACTTGTCCCAGTAGGCGCAAGATAGTTTTGCAAACGTCCAGTGTAATCATACAAGCTATCACCTGTCGTTACGTCTGAGCCAGAATGGAAATCACAGTATGCAATACCCTCAGCTGAGTCGTTATTGCCGTAAAGCTCAATTCCATAATTGATAAATATCGCCTTATCAAAACACACATCTTGCCGCTCGTATATCCCTGTATCTTTGTTATACGCTCCACCCTGCGAATACATAGAGCCAATTTTAAAACGTCCGTTAGTGTTAATATATCCTGCACCAACTTTAAGCAAGCCAGAGTTTATAGTTACTTCGCCTGAGTCCATATCGGCACAAAAAAGAGTCTTTCCAGTGTTATCTACAACCTTTAGCTGTCCAGTATCTATATACGCTGCGTTGATGCCCACAGTGTAGATTTTTTGCAAGATTGCTGTACCGCTCCAATCTAAGCCGTTGTAAGTCTCGCCACCATCAATAGAAAAAATTATGCCACCATCATTGATACGAATGATGGTCTGAGATTCTTCAAGGACTGGCTTATCATGCAAAAACCAATCATGTGCCCCACCAATTCCTTTATCAGTTACATACAAACCGCTGCCCTGCTCTACCTTCTTTACAAGCTCTGTAATCGCTCTTTTTCTGGCAGAGGTTTCCTTGTTGATTTCCTCTTGCGTGTTCTCGTCAATCTCTGTGAGCTTCTTGGTGAGGCTGTTTTGAGTACTTCCAACCGTGATACTATCGTATTTATCAAGTAGCACATCATACACGGTTTTTACAACTTTTGCAGTTGTGTTGATACCCAAATTTTCAAAAATAACGTTTACTGTATCACAGAGGTTGACAGACTCTAATGCAGCTATATCTTTGTACTCCTCAAACTGCGACAGTACTACAAAAGATACTGTAAGAGATACATCCGGCACGCCTACACCGCTCTGCGTAATGTAGCTTTCTGCTTTAGCTCTAAGCTGCGCGACTGTCGGCTTTTCCTCAAAGCTTGCTGAAAAATCATGCACCGTAGTCCGCTTGTATGGGAAGTTATTTGCATACTTGCTATATAGTGATACTTCTGGAAGTGTTACAACTTCGTTTGTTTCCTCGCTTTTCCAGTACGGACAGATACCTGTGATTGTGTTCGCAATACTTTCCTCTTGTTTTAGATCGGTGAGGTTCTTGCCATAGCGAATTGTTACACCTTTATTTGATCCTCGGTTTTGGTGTAGCTTTACGGTGTATCCAGTAAACTCATACTCGCCCTTGTAGGTATCCAAAATGCTCCCCTCTACACCACCAAGCAGAGCACGGCAAGAGGTCGGAACTGTAAAAGCCATTTTTGCTTGCGTTTCTTTGCTAGTCCAGAAAGAAAAAGGGTTATCCTCTGCTGAGTACTTTTTAAGGTTATCCATCGCCTCCACTACGTTAGATGCTTCAAAGGGTGTTACTGGTATATGTGATAGCTGATATGAGATATGCTCCGCATTTATCTTTACAATACCGTTTAAAGGCTTGCTGATAGCGTAAATGCGAAACGGTTCTGGATCGGTTTTGTAGGACGGTACGGCTTTGATAATTCTTGATAATTCCAAATCCTTAAAATGCTGACCGTTCAAAGGGTAAGTCATCGTCAACTCATATGAGCCGTTTCTTTCTTCGGTGACTTTGCAGCTAATCATATCCACCAAAGCTCCCAAGCCCTGTGTTTTAAAAAGCTTTTCGGTCGCTGAATATAAAATCGGTATCAAATTGTCCACCACCTCCCAGTAATCTCTATTGATTTTATTCCACCAGTAAAAGTAATTAAATTCATCCCAGATTTAAGTTCTGGGAAGCCAGAATCAAGCACCACATAACTGTTCATGTTCATATTTCCTCTGGTGCAGTCCATCAACTCAGAGTCGATCGTTACATAAGCCTGCAAGTTTAAACTCATCGAATAATCGCCAATTTTTAGGGTAGATTGTCCATTCCCATATACTTTTATAAGTGGTTTCGAAGTGAACTTTGTAGGATTGAAAATTATACCTGCCGAAGTAAATTTTTCTACCCTCTCTCCATCTGTAAGCCATTTCTGGGGCTTACAATCAAAAGTCACTGTGGCTTTTGCGCTGTGATTGAGTGCTCCTGTTGTGTAGGTAATAGCATCCGTCACAAGTCCCATCCTGTAGTACTCTGGATGGTGACTATCCTCTAGCCTGCAATAGCTTGTAGGGCTTTTGAGCCATGCGCTGATCGAGTCCGCAAGGCTCTCAAACCGATTTTTACACACTATAGTGTAGGCTACGGAGGCATTTTCAAAGCATCCGTTATCTTTGATTAAATCTCCGTTCCTGCCAGGTATCGTATACTTTGTTACGCTCCTTTTGGGAGCGTTAAAGGTGTTTTGCGCTCCCACTAAAAGATCGTAGTCGGCAGATGACTCGCCATTGTATATCAAGTAGTGCATCATGCAAATACCCTCCTATCTCTGTCATAATCGTCTGCCATACGTTTTGATACCTCCTCGGCTACAGCGTCCGCAAGCTCCTGCTTGTCTTTGTTATAGCCGTTAATATTGATAGTGATTGGTGGGCGGTTCTTTCCATTTCCGTTGATCTTCTTAGCAAGGGCATTCAGCCAACCTTCTGATTTTTCAAGTGGTACGACTGCCTCATCTCCTGCACCTTCCAAGTAGCCTTTCTGCCCCTTACGGAGTATGCCACCTTCCTCAAGTCTGCTCACCCTTCCGAACCCTACTGATGGGATATTGATTCCAAAATTTCTACCGCCAATACCTGGCACCCAGTCTGGAACCGTTACGGAAATACTATTCATAGCGCCTACGATAGCGTTCAATGCAGACTCGATGAAGCCTATTGCATTATTGATTAAATCAATTACTGCATTGATAGGTGTCTTGGCTGCTTCGATGATATTACCAAATACTGTCCTAAAAGTATTGATAACTCCATTCCAAGCCTCGCTCCATTTTCCCGAAAAGATATTCTGGATAAAATCAAGCATTCCGTCAAAAAGCGGTTTCAAAATATTGTCATATTCCCACTTTACAGTATCGAATGCAGCGATAACTGAATCTGAAATAAATGTAAAAACCGAGTCGAAAACTGGTTGCAAATTATTTTCAAGGAACGAACCAATCGCACTAAAACACGGTAAAAGCACCTCTTCTGCAAACGTCTTGATAGCTTCCCAACACGGTTTTAGATGATTCTCCCAAGTGTCCTGTATGCCTTGAAATGCCGTACTTACAAGCTCCTGCGCTTTTGTGAAAGTCGTTTCAAAAAGTGGCCCGACATTATCTTGTAGTGCCGTCAGAATCGCAGAGAATACTGGTGCTAAAATGTCATTCCAGTACCCTTGAATTACTGTAAACACCGTACTAACAATATCCTGTGCAAAGGTGAAAACCTCTGAGAAAGCTGGTTGAAGATTTTCAGAAAGCCAAGAATAGATACCAGAAAAAACTGGAAGTAACGTATTATTCCAGATATCCGAAATAATAGTAAATGCTGTAGATACCACCGCTTGAACGCCTGTTATGATATCGTTAATCAGTGTGCCGTCTGTCTGCGCATCTATTACAATTTGATTGATAGCTTGAGTCAGGAATGATAACACACCAGAGACAACGTCTCCTGCTATCTGGATAGCAGAGGCGATACCATCAACGATAAGGTTGAGAGCTGATAATGCAATGCCAAAAGCCCCACTTTGTTCTCCTGCATCCGAGAAGCCTGTAACTAATCCAACCAAATAGTCGGAAAAGTTAAGTACTGCATCTAGCAGTGGAGAAAATTCCGTAGAAATGGACTCAAGTGCACCAGAGAAGGAACTTTGGATTTTCTCAATCCAATCCATGATAGGCAGTGAGCTGATAAAAGATACAAGCGTATTAAAAGCCGTCTCAAAGAGCTTAAAAGATACGAGCATCTTCCCTGCAAAAGCCTGTGCCATCAAATTCACTGGGCCAGAAATAAAGCCAGTAAATACTTGCCCTGCTATCGTGATTGCCTGTTTTAAGCCATCTACTATAGCCTTAGCCGCTGACATCTTACCTTGTACTTTCTCCATCGCCGAAGATGAATCCTCCGTGATGCCGAGGAAGTCTTTCACGGCTTGAATCAATGGATCAAATGCAGAGAAAAGCGTTTTTACTGCATCCCCCACACCTGAGAAAGCGGCTGAACCAGTCTTTTTTAACTGGTCGAACCACGATACAAGCGGTAATTTTGTTATGCCACTTAGTTTAGATAGCCATTTTGAAAAGGCATTATCTGCAACCTTTCCAACCGACTTAACCATGCCAAGAAGTCCACCACTTGATAGTCCATTAGTCAGGATTGATACCGACTCTGAAATAAGATCAATGGCAGCCTTTAATTTACCAGAAAACAAATTGTAAAAGGCTAACTTTAAGCCGTCCATTGCAGAATCAAGAAGAGTCATCGAACCTTCGAGGTTATCTAACTGTGTCTGCGCCTGCTGTGCTGCTGATCCACTCGCTGCCGCCAGAGACTCCTTGAAGCTATTGGTTTTCTCAGCAGATACAGCCGCCATCTTGTTATAAGCGTCCAAACCTTGCACACCAAAGATAGTATTAAGGGTTGCGTTCTTCTGCTGATCTGACATGCCAGATAATGCCCCTGTGAGATTATCTACCACATCGTTAAAATCACGTGCAGTTCCATCCGCGTTATATGCAGATACCCCCAAGCTATCCAAAGCCTTTTTAGCCTGATCTGTAGGTGTGTAAACCTCGGACATTGCAGAGTTAAGTGCAGTCGTTGCATTTGAGCCAGTAACATTAGCTTCTGCCAGCTTCAACAGAGACAGCGTTACAGAGTCCGAAGCTTGCCCGTAAGCTGAGGCATTGGCAGAGACACCAGATAATGCCTCGCCTAATGCGCTTACATCAGTATTTGCAAGGGTAGCACCCTTAGCCATCAAATCTGCATAGTATGCCGCGGACTTGCCCTCTTTACTAAAGCCTTTCAGCGATGATGTAAGGTATGTGGCAGAAGATTCCATGGACATTGCGCCAGCTGAAGCAAGATCAAGCGTTGTGCTTAAAAGGGTAGCTCCGTTGGCATCTTCGGTAAGGATATCGCTTGCAGACATACCTGCCATTGCAAGTATATTGATACCTTCGGCAGCTTCGGTGGCTGTGAATTTTGTGGTCGCTCCCATTTCCTCAGCCGCAGCCTTTAAATCACCAATCTGGTCTACTGTCTGACCTGTTGTCGCTGCAACCTGTGAGATAGCTGTATCAAATGACTTTCCAGTCTCTACTGATGATGATATAGCACCTTTCAGTAGATCAAAGCCTTTAGTGGCTACTGTGCCTATAGCATCTGCTATTAACTTGCCCTTCGCTACAGCACGTGTAGCAAGAGATTCTAAGTCATCTTCCATGCCTGACGAATCAACAGATATCCCTGCAACAAGTTCAAGTATATTCACAGCCTCACCTCCAGTCCTGCCGCTTTAATAATTTTTGTTATGATCTCTTCTGCATCTTCTTCTTTTTTCGGCTTTCCATATGCCGCATCATAATATCGTTGCTTCATGATGTGCCCGCCTGCAAAGTTAGCAGTGTTTTCACAGATTTTTTGCAGCGCATCCGTCACATAAACGCGATAAAGCAAGTTTTCTACGTACTGTGCATGTCTGCCTTGCACATATGCGAAAAAACCTGCTAGTGTTCGCCCTCTGTAATCTCCTATGCAGAGGTAAAGCACTCTCCGCGTCTCCTCGTCTGCGCTCAGGTAAAAAGCTTTACGAATTCCTCGTCTGACATTAGGTCAGCAAGATCGTGAATAAACGATGCCATGCTCAACCCCTGCTTGTACTCGTCCTCGGTCTGCTGTGAGATAATAGCCATGATTTTAATTAAATCGTCCTTATGCCCCTTGATGAGCGCAGGAATATTTTTCTGAATGCGTTTCAATGCAAAAGTAGTTCTGCTTTCGCCCTCTGGAAGCTCTGCCTTTTTAAAAATTGCCGCTGCTGCTTCATCCATTGCAATATTGGTTACTGGAACAATTACTTCTGCAAGTACATCAAGTACCTGATCGCCTTTGATATCTGATAATTTCATCACTCGCCACCTGCCTTAACGTATACTTTGTATGGCACTTCGTCTGGATTCTCAAGGCTATAGTGTGCGGTATACTCAAAGGTAAAAGTACCCTTTGCCTTGTCGGTGGTCTGCAAGTTAAAACCGCCCGTTGAAAGTGCATTCTTAATGTTGATCGCGATAAATCCGCCCTTGCCGTAATCACCCACAAACCAGATATCTGCAAAATCTGCATCTGTAAGTGTTGTACGAGGGGTGATCGTTGCCTTTGATGTGTCAATGTCTGCTGCTGCCGCAAGATTCTTAATCTGTTCTGCTGTTACTGCTACGTAAGTGCCTGATACCTTGATTTCTCGGCTATCAAGCTCTTTCAGCTCCTTGGTGTTCTTCGGGCAGTTATCAATATCTTCGCCATAATCCGTAAAAGATGGAGTATCGGAGAAGTTGATGCCGCCAGAAGTTGCACCGATAATATTTGTTGCAGTAATTGTCCACGTCTGAGGGTCAAACTCAGACATTAAAATGCCTGCATTCATTTGGATATGCTCAAATACTTTATCTGGCAATTTTGTTGCTGCTTTTCCCATTTTGATTACCTCGTTAAATATTCGAGTGTGACGTTCATGTATCTGCGTTTTACTGTCGGTGATGTCTCGTCCGTGAGGGACTGACACCACGGAACACCAGTTTTTACCCAGATCAAGCCCTCGTCACACTCAATCAAATCATGTTCTAAGATATATTTTCTAAATTCCTCGGCTTTTTGGTTGGGGATTGACTCCGATTCCGTCCAAAACCACATATTGACTACTATAGCCACGTCCGAATCCCCGAAGCTGCCTGTGATATACTCATAGGTCAGCCACGGGAAAACTGTGTCGTCGGGAACAGATGTGGAAGGATAAGCCGTCATGCCAAAAGCCGTAAACCATGCCTGTAGTGCCTTATCTTTACTCAACTAATCCTGTCTCCTTCCATGCCTTATGCAGTTTGTCACCGTTCCATGCAATCCAGTCCACCATTTCTTCATTCATCGCCCATGCACCGACAATGCTGTGTGAGCTAAAAGCAAGCCCTGACTCTGCGAGGAAAGCATGAACAATCTCGTGCCTTAAAACCTGCTTTACTAGTTCCTCTGGCGATGTTGCAATTGGATCGTTGTCGGGATCTGTCTCAGGGTCTACATAGTAAATTTTCTTTCCAAAGAAATCGCACCATCCATCAGTGCCCTCACATGTCTTATATTGGTCGCGGCTTACTCTGATGATTTTGTAATTGCAACCCATTACGTTTACCTGATCCATCATGTCGTTAACTCCCATTTTTCTGCTGTCACCTGCGCTATATCTAATCCCGATACCTGCGGTGATACCTTGTCTCCTGCATCAGAGGTTACGCGGAAGGTCTTGCCGTCCGAAAGCCGCTTGAAAACGTCATGATATGCAAGCTGACATGATCTATGAGTCGTAATTGTAAAAACGCTTGTTACCCCTGATTTCTCAGCGACACGAGCATCTAGGGATGTATCACGGCTAATAGCCGCCTGAAAGCCTGCCCCTTCTACCCATGTAGTCTGAAAGCCTCCTGCGCCATCTGGCACACGCTTTTTCTCAATCAGCCTGCAATCTTCCATCATATTTTCTACAAGTTTCATATCTTCCTCCATGTGTTTAGGCGACTTCTAAAAGCTTCCTGCCACGTTGCAGTACCGGTATTCCCTTGCGTAGCTTTGGTGTAGCTGTAACCGCCAAAAGATTCTGACATATACGGTGTAGGATCACCGTACTTTTCTTGCCATGCTGCAATATCACGGCTCAGCTCAACAACCTCTTGTGGGATTGCTAGGGCTGATATCGCCCCCGTGAACGTCTCATTTACACGCTCACAAGGGAATTGATATACACCATCGTTAAATACTGACCCCTCTACCAGAAAGTATTGTCCTTGCTGTAGGAAGTCGATAGAATGCTGTACCCCATCACTACCTACGCAAGTGATCTCGTTTCCCTTGATGGTGTATGTATTTTCTCTGTGATCAACCACAAAAAAATTGCGAAGGTGTTTTAATACCAGATACAGCATTAACCTGTCCCTCCTTAGCCTAAAGACTTGATACAAGCAATCGGAATTGCCTTGTGATCAATCTTCTGAGTTTTTTCTGCGTTTTCAACGAGTGTCCAGTTCGAAGCTGTTTTGAAATCAGCTGGCATTGGAGAAGTTTGGGTTGTAGGCTGTTTATAAGTGATTCCTCTCGGAGCAATTGCCTTGCGCTGACGGGAGATCAAAAAATCCTGTCCACCGTACTTAAACGGGTCACGAGTTGTTTCATTTGGCACTGCTGCGCCAATATCGCAATAATCAAATGCACCTCGCCCTAAAATATAAGTTGTGTATGCGCCTGTATCAGAGTCAAACGGAGCATCATCATCAATTAGTACGGTTCTGCCGTTCCATGTAGCAAGTGTCAGATCTTTTTCAACTCCGTTTGCATCTACACCCTTGCCGTACTGTAATACCTGCAAGTTCTCAAGATTAGTAGCTACCTGAGAATGCGCAATCACAAGCGAAAAAATATTCTTGTTTGCACCTGCTGCTTTCTGGATAGCATTATTAAGTGTGGTTACACCCACAGTCTTTTCACCTGCCTCAGTGATGTCAAGTGTGTGTGCTTCAACAAACTTGGCATCGTCCGTTTCTGTCATGCCAAAAATACCTTCAAGGACAGCTAAGATATTAAGCTGTAGGTTATCATCCCAGTAGCCAGATACCTGCTTTGCAATATCTACCATAAAATCATGTCCCGTGATATCTCTAGTAAAGTCCTTCTCTCCCCACGAATTAGCTCTACCATAAGCTACAATACCCTGCATATAGCTATCAATACTATTAGGTGTAATCGTAGTTTTGCCATCGTAGTTTTGAGCATCACCGCCAATTAAGCCAACCATGGGCAATACAACGTAGTTGCCGCCTGTCTGATCTGCAAGTAATGTTTTAAGCTCGTCTCTAACGTTAAAAATACCTGCTCTTAAAAAAGCGTTCTGCTTAATTCTCGGTACGGTTTCGAGGTATTTTCCAAATACCTCACTATTAAAGTGTTTGTTATCAAATACTGCCATGTATTACTCCTTTACTTAGAGAGCCATGTCTTAACTTCTGGTGCGTCTGGGTGCTCATTTGCATACTCCATCTTTTCCCCAAGACTCATCTTTTCAAAACTGCTCGACTCATCGTTTTTCGGTGGGTTCGGAAGGTTTGCCCCCTTCTTCTGCGTATCCACGATGTAATCTTTGTATTCTGTCTTGATGGACTTCGTAAGCTCGTCAGCTCCTTCAATCTTGCCATCTTTGAGCTTGATATCGGAAATCTGCTTTGTGCTCGCCCTTACTACCAGATCAACCAACTTATTGGAAACTCCTGCATCAGTAAGCAACTGCTTGTAAGCGTTTTCTTTCGCTGTAAGCTCTGCCGCCTGTGCCTGATCGCTCTTATACTTTTCAAAAGCATCATGCTCGGACTCATACTTGGTTTTCCACTCGTTTTCCTTGTCGCTGTTGCCCTTCTGAGCTTCGGCAAGCTGAGTCTTTAAGGTGTCACGCTCGGTCTTGATCGCGTCTACCTCAGCGTGTGCTAGCTCAAGGATCTCAGAAATTTTCTCCTCATCGGTTGCGTTTTGGTTTTTAATGATCTCTCTAAAATCTGATTTTTTTAATGCCATTTTGCTATATCTCCTTTGCTTTGGTGGGCTTGCTTGCCCTATAGCCGTATCTGCTATGCTGTGCAGCTATCATAAGCATATTCCACTTTTTGATTGCTGTTGTATCAATCAAAAAAACTATTTCAAGTAAAAAGGAGAGCTTCTCAGCTCTCCAAATTCTCTCGTATGATCTTCGCATACTCATCTGTATGATTTGCAAGCGCAGGTTTTAGATATGGTCGCGCTTTCTGTCCATTCGTCATGTGCCAGTTGCCCTTGCTATCCTCGTATACCCACGAGGTTTTTCTACCCCCGTCAGCATACTTTCCAGTGCCTAACTCAACATACGGTGCATATTCTACATTAGAACCTATCAGTACCTTGTTATCTCCGTCCATCTGGTGCGTGATGCTATTGCGTAGGTTTCCAGTGTCTACTGGACATTTCTCCTTGGCATATCGTTCCGTTGTCAGTCCACACTCCTCTAGTGCTTTTTTGATCTGATCGCGACTGGCACGGATAACAGCATCAGTATTATCAATTTCAATTCTTATGCTACTTCCCATGTCTCTGTCTCCATTCTTTATAACTTTTTACGCTGTGATCGTTTCTTCTCGTCTGATCTGCGTGTATTGTGATTGCTACCATAGTACAGCGGCAGTTGTATACCTCGCACGGCTTGCCTTTAGGGTCAGCAGGGTACATACAGCCGTTTGGGAATGGTTCATCATACCTCACCCTTACTCCGTTTAATTGCCTGTGTGAATTTCTCACTCGGTTATCGTTTGCCGACATCCATTCTTTCTGTATTTCAATCCCTATGGCAGAGGCACGGTTATAGCTTTCTTGCCGCCCACCATTCTGTGCGCCTGTTATCATCGTCCTTGCAGTTCTGATAGCTGCGCTGCGGTTCATGTTGGTTACGTTTTCCAGCCGTTTTGCTAAATCGCCCACCGCATCCCCTTGTAAGATACCTTGCAGCACTGCATTCTGCACCTTTTGGCGATTCCATCGCTCATCCTTTGGGATATCTACTCTTGCAGGTGGTAACAGCTCAATCTCACCCTCAGACAGCCTCCTGATTGTGTCCTCATCCAGAAGATCAAAGCTTATGCCGCTTCCCTTCTCAATCTCATAGGCTGAGTAGTTGTAGTTTTCGCGGAACACCTCAGGGGTAACGTTATTGATATAGTCAGCCGCCAGTTTGTTTGCATCAGTAAGTCGCCTTGCCATCTGATCTCTCAGAGCTTCCCACCTTGCCCCTCGTGCTACCTGATTGCTGACCCACTGGAAGAACTCTGCATCTGTATATTTCCCTTCCATGTATGCGTTATACTCTTTCAGGTAGCGTGATTGGAACGTCTTAAAGTACTCCGTAGCCTTTTCTTTCAGCTCTTTGTGTGCTTCCTGATATACCTGTTGTAGCCGCTTTTCTACCTCTCTCAGCCTTTTTTCTGTGTATTTGTCGGAGTAACTACTCACTTAGTATCAGTCCCTTCCTGTTCTTCCTCTTCCTCTTCATCGTCTGCTGAAAATCTTTTAATTTCTTCATCCTGCCGTTTTTCAATTTCTGCCATTGCCTCTTCTGGTGTGAGGAATGGCAGATGCTGAATCACGCATTCATCGGAAAGGTAGTTTGCGGCTGATAATACCATGTTTGTTTGCTCGTTTTGGTTTACAACTCTGTTCCAAGTAAGTGTTGGGTTGTCACTGATTCCTGCAAGTTCAAGAATGCTTTGAACAAAATCCAATATGTAATACTCAAAATCCGCACACTTGTTATCCTGTGACTGATAAGCCGCTTGAATCTCTTGCGTAGTCTTTGCAGCCGCTGAGAGCGTGGATACGTCCAGAGTTTGGAAGTCCTCGTATATATCACGTCTGAGGATTTCCAACATGGTATTTCTTGCTTCTGTTGGAACCTCTAGTGTATGTGCTTCTACTTCTGTTCCATCCTCAACTGCTGACGCCCTTACGGACTTCATGCGCTGGATGAATTTTGCAAGGTCTGGATCGTCCATACCTCCCTCGTTTTTTAGTACCCAGTAGAATCCTGCGGTATCATCAATATCATTTGCAAGCCCACTCTTGATATAATCGTAGCAATCTATGCTCTCTTTGATGCCTACCAATTCGCTCTCATGTGAGTCGTTGGCATATAGTGGGATGATCGGCAACCCTGAGTAGTTGCTTTCAATTTCCTCATCTACTCCTACAGCCGTGCGTTTGATTGTCTTGATATAGCCATGTTTTCCATCCTTCGTCCTCACTGGGTCGTTGTTGGTCTGAATGTAATCGGTATAACCGTCTGGCTCATACAGCGTACAGTGGAAGACAACGTCTAAACCAATTTGGCGATACCAATATCTAATTCCTGCCATCAACTGTGAAGTCTCTTCATCGTACAGAGGGCAGAATCCTGGCTGCGATGGTGTATCAGCGTACCCGAATACTTCCAGATGGTCTAAGTTCCAAAAGCCAAACGCTCTACCACCTGCCATAGCTCTTTTCGCTGCAAGCTGTAACTTAAAATCAAAATCTTTCCCAAGCTTTTCTTTGTTCTCTGGCTTCTCCAACTTCAAGCCGTTTCCTAGTACATACTGCACTTGCTGTTGGCACAATCTACGGAAAAAGAGTGTTTTGAGCTTGTAATTTGCTGAGAAAATATCTTTTACTCGCTTACCACTTACCGTATATAAAAACTTCTGGAATTGCTCTATTGTTGTGTTGTGCTTGTTGTAGTACCGCTCACCGTCTTTGGCTTCTGCATACTCTTTCGTCCCTCTAAATTCTGCCACAGCTTCTACGCAGAAATCGCCCTTGCCCTCATCTGGAACGTTTACTAAATCTTGATATGTTTTCAATCTAATCTCCTTATAGCATATAATTTCCCTGCCGCATTTTGGTATCTAATGCAGCTTGCGTTTTAACTGCAATTCTCTTTGTTCTTGCGAAGTATCTAACAGCGTCCATGCAGTGGTCGGTTTCCTTCTCTGGTTTTTCTTCTCCACGCTCTAAGGCTTTTGCGTTCCAAGCGTACACACCAAACTCCTGTATTGTATTTTTGCACCTGCGCATAAATTTAAGCCTCTTGCGCTCTAAAAGGTTTGATACATCAGCGATACCGTTTATCACATCGTTGTCGGCATCCTTTGCATGTAAGCCACGCTTTCTTATTTCGACTTTCAATGCAGCTGCGGAAGGGTCGATGATAACTTGCTTTGGGTCTGCGTTCCTTTCTACAAGCATCTGCACGAGTCCGTCTACAAGCTCCGCAACAGTCTTCTGTTTGCGTTCTTCTCGTCCACTGTAATAATACTCGCTGAGGCATAACCAATCGTCTGTGCCTGCGATTCTGCGCCACAAAAGAAAAGTTGTTGCATTCTGAATGCCGAAGTCGGATGAAACAAAGTAGTCTCCTATGGTTTCTGGTTCTTCGTCCAGAATATTAGCGTCCGAAAACATATCATATACAAGACCTTCGGCAGTTACCCACAAGCCAAGAATGTAGAGATCGTAGAAAATGCCAGAAAACGTTGACTCATAGCCTTTCTTGATCTCCTCAGACAGACCTGGGTTGTCGTCCATCAAGAAATGCAATCGCAGTGCGTTATGCTCTTTGGCTTTTAATATCCAATTTTGATAAAACCAGTGCATTTGGCCTGCTGGGTTGCAATTAAACCAATACTTTCGCCCACTCACTGAACAACGTGCTAATGCCTGTTCGACAAATGATCTCGGCATTAATGCCACCTCATCCAGAAATACACCTGCTAAAGTAACACCCTGTATCTTTTGATATGATGCCTCGTCTTTGCCGCCATAAATGTAAAAAGTGTTGGTATGCTTTCCGTCACTGATAACCAGATCACCCGATGCTATATGCAGCTGCATGGAAAAGTGTGTCTGCATGTAAGCCATTGCCATAAGCGGTCGAATGACATTTCTCAGACACGTTTTATCAGTCTTGGAACAGATACCGAAATTTTGTTTGTTGAATCCTCGCATCGCCCAGAGAACGAAAGCCACCGACATTACAGAAGTCTTTCCGCTTCGCACTGATCCATCACAGATGAGCGCATCGTAGCTGCTGTTTGGAAATGCCAAAACCTGTAACTGCTTTTTGCTAAATTTCGCTACTTGCATCATCATCCTTTTCAAGTGCTTCAAGCGCAAGTGACAATGGATCTTTTTCTAGTTCCTGCACCTGCACAACTGCTTTATCAGTCTGTCCAAGCCACTGCTTGCCAAGCCAAATTGCCATAGCTGCGCTTTTTTCTGCCAACTGTAGCTGATATCGTCTCAGCCTGATCTTCCCGTTTGAGCTTTTCTGCTGATACACTTCCATATACGGCAAGTTATATGTCCTTTTGCACCAATTGTCTAATGTTTTATCTGTTACATCAAGCACTGCGCATATTTCTTTTTTGGTGCAGAGTAGTCCACACAAGCCTTCAAAAGTCTTTCTATCAATCTGTTTTACTGGTCGTGCCATTTTAGCCCTCACTTTCTAGCAATACTGCTTTTTCTCCTGTATAGGTCTGCCACCTATCTATTATCGCGTCCGCATATTTAGGATCATACTCCATCACGTATGCAGTCCGCCCATTTTGCTCACATGCCATTATCGTTGTTCCGCTTCCCCCAAATAGATCAAGCACTTTGTCACCTGATCTTGTACTATTTTTGATTTGATAGTCAAACAATGGAATTGGTTTCATCGTTGGATGAATGTCATTTCTTATAGGTCGATTAAATTTTAAAATTGTCGTTTGTTTTCTGTCACTCATCCATGTATGCGCTGCACCATCTTTCCAACCATATAAGCACGGCTCATGATTCCATTGGTAATCCTGTCTCCCCAAAACGAATGTGTTCTTCTCCCATATAAGGTTTTGCCTAATTTTCCATCCTGCGTCATTGCATGCGGATTCAAAGTTAATTGCTTCGCTAGATGCATACCAAATATAAAAAGCAGCCCCCTCACGCATTACATCGTCTGCATTTTTGAATGCATCCCTTAAAAATGTTCTAAAATCCTCGCTATTTAAATTATCATTCTGGATTTTAAGATTGTCTTTTGTTTTCCCTTCATACGATACATTGTACGGTGGATCGGTTATCAGAATATCCATTTTGCACCCCCCCACCAGTTGCAAAACGTCTGTTTTTTTCGTACTGTCTCCACACATCAGTCGATGCTTTCCTAACTGCCATATCTGTCCTGTTTTTGCCCTTGGATCTTCTGGAAGCTCCATTTCATAATCATCTTCTTGTGCTTCAAGTTCTTCTTCAAGATCATCTAATACATCTTCAAAGCCGAAAGCTCCCATATCTACATCAAGAAGTTCTTTTAATTCATCACTCAGAAATTCAGTCTCCCACTCTGCCTTTTCAGCCGTTTTGTTATCTGCCAACCGAAATGCCTTAATCTGCTTTGGAGTAAGATCATCTGCAATAATGCATGGGACTGTCTCTAGCCCAAGCTGTTGTGCTGCCTTGTATCTAGTGTGCCCTGCTACAATCACATTTTTCTTGTCGATGATAATTGGAACTTTAAAGCCAAATTCCTTGATGCTATTTGCCACATACGGCACTGCATTATCATTCATTCTTGGATTCTTTTCATATGGTTTCAAATCCGTGATTTTTAAATCCTTGATTTCCATTCCTTCTCCTTTCTAATACAAGAAAAGCCGCCTTTCCAGACGGCTATGCACCCTGAGGGTGTGGCGAACCAGAATTGCACTGGGGGAGTGTATCAACTCAGCCACTTTTACCGCCTGTGGCTTATAGGAGGTGTATAGAGTCGTCAACAGCTTTCTCCGTACTCCCATATTGTAGAACTAATTTTGATTGTTGTTGTATCAATCCAATTAAAATCCTGCAAAATATCCGACTTTATTTACGAACTCACTTTTCCACCTTTTAATCGTTACCTCAGAAAAATGTAACTCGTTTGCAACCTTTAGAGTGCTATATCCTTTATAAAATATTAAATAGATTGCTTTATTTCTGTATTCCCAGTTATCATATACGGCTGTTGCCTTCACCGCCTTTTCCATCGCTTTCTCGATGTTCTGGAGCTGTGGGGAGCTGTGCCGCCCCCTCGCGCACTCCTTGATCAAACTCAAGACTACATTGTACCACCAATTAGTGTACCTCGCTTTGTTCAATCATCATCACCACCTGCTGCACACAATGCAAAAACGATAGTTACAATGATTCCTGTAAATACTCCTGCTAAAAATACTGCAATTTCCATGTTTAATCCTCCTTCAGTTTTTCTTTTCCTTCCGTACCCGTTCCACCTGATATAAAAATCTGCGATACGGCATATTGCACTGCCTTGCACCTTCTGCTATCGGGATTCTTCCGCTATCCACTTTTGCGAAAATTTCATAAAAATTATCTGGAAGAGGGCAATGTGGAGAGCTTTTTTTACTTTCTCCTCTGGCTTTAAGCTGCTCATTTGCATATTTTGTAAATGTTGCCTGTGATACCTTACATCTCTCAGCAGCATCTACTCCGCTTAACTTGCCATCTCTCCATTTCTGATAATTTTCTTCAAAATTTTCAATTTCAAGTTTCTTTCTGTTTCTGGAATATCCTGTGTGCTTTTCTCCTCTGGCTTTTATCTGCTCGTATGCGTACTTTTCAAAAGTTACTGCTGCTACCCCGATTATCTTTGCCCCTTCTGCGGTTGTAAGCTTTCCATCTCTCCACTGTGTATAGATTTCTTCTGGTAGCTCTGCCTTGCGTTTAAATACCTGCTTTGATTTTCTCTTTGTGCGCTCTCTGGTCTTTGCTCCATTTTCTGGAGATTTTGTGGCTTCTGCTACATTTTTCCGCATTTCTGGTTTTTCCCAGTGTAACCAGTTCTTGTACATGGGGCGGTTCTCGTACTTCTTCCCCCACAGTCCCAAGTCCATGCTGTGTGCTCTGGCATCTGCTACAGCCGCAGCTTCCTCGCGTGTAGCAAATAATCTTGCGCCTAGATCGCTCTTTTTCCAATAGAATAAGTTATTGGCATTGTCGCCCACCTCTCTGTGTAAGCACACAGATACGCAGCCTAGCCCACCACTTTTCCACTTGTACGGAGATTTTACAATACTCTCCACTACCTCAAGTCCGTAATTTCTAAAACCTTCCAGTCCCTTATATCTCATCGTGTAATCGCTTGTGTAGTACTCACATACACAGTATACTTTGTCTCCAATTTTTGGATTCCACTCTCTTTCTGCCATTTCTTACCTCCTGTAATTCTTCCCAAAAATCGCTTTAAAATCTTCATTGGGATATTTTCTTTCAAATGCCTTTTGTCCTTCTTCATGCAGCTTTTCCGCTGCTTCTTTACAAAAATGTACACCGCAGGGCGGCTCGTTGTGGTGGCTATGGCACAGCCAAACCTTTAAGCCATACTTCTCGGATAGCTTTCTGTTTGCCGTCCCTCCAAAGATATGGTGCATTTCAAGCCCTGTGTCTGGCAGGGACATTTCTGCCCCTACCAGTTCTCGGCAGACATAGCACTCTTTTTTTGTCTGCATTATACTTTTCATTTTTTCTTAGCCTCTAAATTAAAAATTTGGTTTCCACGGTTCTGGTTGTGGCATCCACGCCACAACCTTACTCATTACTTTCATCTTTCTGCCACCAGTTCCAGATGTGTACCAGTCAACGCTATCCCATCGTCTATTATCTTTGCATTCTGTTTTCTTGCATACCGCCAAGAATATTTCTCCTCGCTTTGTCTGCACTACAACCGGTTCTGAGCGATACACCTTAAAAAGTGAATCATCACAAGTTACTTTCATTTCTGGCAATTTCTCTTCACATGTCACCCATGTCTGTGCTGTGGGTTCGTTATCAATTTCTGTAAATAGTGCATTCTTCAAACCCTGAAATATCCATGTCAGTCTGGTAAGGCTCGTATGTTCATATTCTTCCTCGGCCTTGTCACAAATTTTGCCGACTCTTTCTTTCAGTGCATCCGCATCAATCAGTCGCATCCTCTTTCTCCTCCCAGTAAAGTCTCTGCCCGCAGTTATCGCAATATTTTGTCGCCATTGGAATGCCTGCGATGAACTGTTTGCAGCATTCGCATCTATAGATATCTGATATATAATTCCCCTTTTTAATTCTAGTTGGTTTCATTGGAATTGTTTTTTCGATTGCTTTAATCGCAATTTCGCATGTAGCCTCATGTTTAAAATACTCAATCGCTTGTGCTTTTAATCCATCTTTCCAACACTGCTTTCCCAACTCGTTTTCTGCCTCTCCGATATCCTTCAAAATGTCAAATGCCTCATCGGAATCCATCTCAAATTTAATTTGTTCAGCCATTTTCCCATTCCTCCTTATTTCTTTTCTTTAAAATCTGCACATGCAATAGCTCCTGCTACAGCAAATACACCTGCTGCAACCAAAGTTAAGGCATCTCCTGTAGCAATTCCGCAAACAACTAAGTATGCTGTAACTAAATAGCTAATCATTTAATCCTCCTTATTCAACTTAATTTTTTTACCACAATACGGGCAGAATTTATATTTTTCTAGCCCTCTAGCGTTTATGAATGCAATTTCATTTCCACAAGCTGTATTCACAGATTCCAAGCTTATATAAGAGCACTGTTTCCATGTACAATATTTTCCACTCGTCTCAACACTTCTCTTGCCTTCGCAGAACTCTACAAACTCATACGGTACTTTCTTTGTTGTGCTTGCGTTCCACTCTTCCGCCTTAGCTCTAATATCTTCCACTGTTTACACCTCCTTCAATCCTTTCTCGGATACGGCTTGCAGCCACTTCTGCATACCCTTCTGTTCTCTGATCCGTTCCGATATACCTCATGCCGTTCTGGATTGCCTCAATCTGCAATCGCTCCTCAGCATACGTTGGTATCTGATAATGGTTCACTTTTAGCTGCTCTGGTAGCTGTAAATTCTCTCTTGCTTGTTGTACATATCTACCATGTACCTCTCTAAAGGCGATTCTATCACCCTCTAAGTTCTGGCTATGGCAGAGATTTTTCCAACCCAGACACTTTACAACCTCTTTTGTAATCGGGCTCAAGCTCTCAATAGCCTCGTCCTCGCGCATATATCCATACTTGTGCATCGCTGTCAGCCACTCAGCCCAACCCTGCTCCCAGTCTGGGAGTTGCGCTGCATTATCCTCTGCACACCGCTTGCGGATATCTGCAATTGTAGGTGGGAAGTGTTCTTCCATGATGTATCGTGCAGCTGCGTTCTGCACCTTCTGCATCGGGATATCTTGCAGCATCTTATACCACAGCTCAACCGCTGCATCAGAATCCAAAAAACCCTTTGTCGGATACGCTGTTTTCAGAATTGTTGTTATCGCCAACCACGCTTCCTTCTCCGGTGTTAAGCCCGTTTTTGATTGCCCAAGACTTGATTCCATCATATCTGTCATCACCTTTCTTTTCCTGTTCTCTCGTCACTCGGTTACTGTAATTTCCATCCAAAACCTTTACAAAATTATTAGGTTTCACAAACCAATCAAAAGTGATTACCCATCCTTTATCGTTCATGCCCTGCAAAAAGTTACTCGCCTTGATATTTTCGATAGCTTCTAACACTTTATCTTTTCCGTGTTCTCTGATTCTTGCTGATAAGGCTTTGTATCTGGTACTGGATGCACTCATCTTGCTTACTGGCTTGATTCCCAAGCCCTGCAAATCATTCCAAGCCTCTGCTACCTCTTTTACATCAAGTGAGACGCTTTGCGTCTGACAAACTATTTCGTCAGAAATAGTTCCTTCTGTCTTTACCTCTCCTCTATCCTCTGTATTTTTCTTTTTCTCTTTACTCTTCTCTGTATCTGTCTCTATCTCTTTCTCTATCTCTTTCTCTGTGTTACAGCTTGTTACAGCCACGTTACACTCCGTTACATCCGCGTTACATTGTAACGCTTTTCTGCTTCTATAAGCTCTTACACGTGCTGCACTGGGGTCTTCTGAGCCTGTCAGATTCGTGCATTCTGGCAAAATATACTCATTATCTGCACATTCCTGCATCAATCCCTGTGCAATTAGAAACTGAATTGTTATTTTTACGTTGTCTGGCTCTTCGTCCAGATCAAGCGCAAGCTCATCACAGAAATCATCTTCCACTCCCTCAAAGAAAAGCTTTCCTTCCTGCTTGAGTGCCAGCAAAAGCATTTTAAGATAGATTACTGTGTAGGTATCTCCTCCTGCAATTCTTCTCAGCTTTTTAATGGCTTTCTGTCTAAAAAAATCTTCTGGCAATTTCAGCCAATAATATCTTTTTGCCATCCGTTTATTCCTCCTCTGCCTGCATCACCTGCAAGCCACAGCAAGGGCAGGTTACGGTATTGTATTTAGTATTCTTTGCAAAAGTCGTTTTGTACTCACTCGGCTCTGCATCAAAAATACTTTCGCAATACTGGCATGTGAAACGCTTCGTCTTTAACTTACGGTTGCCATACTTAATAATCTTCATTCTTTGCTCCTTTCTTGCCCCTCTGCAATGCCTTTTAGCTTTTTGATGTGCTTTAGGCTATAAGTTATCACCCAAAACCTCAAATTGCTTTAAAAGGCATCTACGAGGGGGTTAAACGTTATCAATAATCTTTCATGTTGTTGCTGCCCTTCCAGATAGCAAGCATCCTCTCTAATTCTTCGGGTGTGATGGTATCAATGCCCAATGACTCTGCGTCCGATACTGTGCCATGTATCAAATCACTCATTTCTTTGGTGTTGTAGGTGGATGAACCAAAGTAGCATCGCACTATATAGCTATCATCATCCGCGCTCAAAATCTCAGTGTATCGGAACTTTTCTTTCAAGATATCCAGTGCCTGGGCGGTTGCTCTCAGGTCTGCAAAAACTCCATACTTTGAGAGCTGCAAGAGGTAGATTGTCCACTTGTCTGAGCCTAGACGTTTCGCCATCTTATCGCACAGCACCCAAAAGTATGCGTTGGCATCCAAGCTTCGCTTGCTACGGTGCTTTTTTGCGGTAATATCAAGCTTTTCTACGTCTTTTATTTCTTCCACCTCTCGCAGAGCTTTTTCTTTCTCGGATACAGAAAAGGTGATTTTTAGCTTGCCATCTAGTGATAGGCTCATGCTATCAAACTTTCCAGAAACTACCACTGTTCAACCTCAATCTGCGTTGGTGCAAAAACTAACCTTACTCCTTTCGTGCTCATCTGCGTAACGATTTTGTAAAATGCTTTTGCACAAGTTTTTTCATCATCATACTCCGCTACAATCCGCTTTCCATAGTTGTTGCCAATATATATACATTTTTCTCTGTAGTAGATGGCTGCAAAAGAATCTACGTTGTAGGCTGTACTTCTCTTCAAATCCATTAAAAGCATTGTTTTGACCCCCTATCAATTAAACGGCAAACCTTCATCTTCTACGCCATCAGGAATATTCATCCATCCGCCCTTGTGCTGACTTGGTGGTGTATTCTTCTGCACCTCTGCCATAGCAGGATGAGGTACGTATGACTCGCCCTCGCTTCTCTTCTCGCAAAATTCCTGCGATTCGATTACCACATCAGTGGTGTACACCTTCTGTCCCTCTCTATTGGTGTAGCTGCCTGTCTGCAAGTGTCCTGTTACAAGCATCTTCATTCCCTGATGCATATACTTCTCGCAAAACTCTGCTGACTTGTCAAAAGCTACACAGTTTAAAAAATCTGCTGTCTGATCTCCCTGCTTTACCTGGCTTGATGCTCTGCGATCTACTGCCAGAGTGTATCTGGCAACTGCCATCTGTCGTGTACCCTGATTCGTGTATCTGACTTCTGGATCACGTGTCAATCTTCCCATCAAAATAACTTTATTCATTTCCATCCTCCTCAAATTCTTCATCTGTGCCAATAAGTGCCGCGCTATCTGCGCTATTCTCGGTTTCAACTTCCTCAGTGATACTTTCCTCACCCTTAGGACGTTTTCCCATTCTGTACTCGTACAGAGGGCATTCTGTACAAGTGCAAAGGCGGATCTCGATAAACTGCCCTGCTGTGCAATCCATACACTTGGCGCGGATTGCTTTCAATGGTGTCAACTTTGCCATTATTTTTCCTCCTTAGTCTTAGTCGCAATTAATCTCTTCTTACAGTTTTGGAACTGCCCCAGTGTCATTTCTTCTAATTTTGCGATATGATACGCTGTGCAAATGGTGTCCTCAGGCAATCCTGTTCTAGCTAACTCTGCCCTTATGATCTTAATTTCATCGGCAGATACAAGCATAGGTTTAAGCTCCTTCTGCTCTACCTTCTGTTCTACCCTCTTCATTCCCATTTGAAATACTTCGATCCCACGCTCGTTAGTGATTGCCAGGGCGGTTATCTTGCCGCCCTCAACCTGCATACTCTTTACGCGGAATCGCTCATAGCAGGTATACCTCTGGTAATCGCCTGCGACTTGCTCAATCTTACACTTATCGGCAGGAATCCAAATAAATGGCGCTGTATACAGCTCTCTTCCAATGCTCCAACAGAAACACGCTCTCTTGAAAGCGTCCGAAGCTTGTCCCTTTTCCTTCTCGGTGTAGCTCTCCACACCGACATCCTGCTTCCAAATCCACTCTCTCTCCTGTGAATCTTCGTGCAGCACTCGAATGCCTACGCTGCAAAAGAGGTTGCCTCCGATGATCTCGTATTTCTTCTGCCAGTTATCAGCTCCTACGGTATCATCTAAGATATTCTGATCTACTCTTGCATCTTTATACAGCAGGAGTGATACACCACTTTTCTTTACGGTTGCGATGCGCACTTCCACATCATCCGCTGTCAATGCTCTAAATTTCATCTGCTCCATTTTCCTTTCTTTCTCTTCCCTTGCTTTCGCTGCTCTGTGAGATTTTTCAGCAGGTTAGCATTTGCCATCCGTACTCTGGCAATCTCCCAAAGAGTACCGTTATGCTTGCACAATACTCTAACCATAGCAGTAGCTACATCTACTACAATTTTTATGATTTCTGGCATTGCTTTCTCAAGGAAGTACTGCTTCGGGTTCATATTGTGAAGCTTCTTGAACTGCTTCTTTCTCTGCCGCTTATTCATTACTTATAGTTCTCCTTTTTAATTCTTCAAAAGTAAAATATAAAATTCCATCAATTCTTTTATTTACAGGAATCTTTTTCTCTGTTACTCCTATTAAAATAGGGTTTTCAAACCTTGAACCATATGAAATGAGCTGAGAATTAGGGCTTTTTGCGCCTGCCTTTAGCTCTATTATTACGCTCCTGCCTTCATACAATGCATATATATCAATTCTACCTATTCCTTCTAGCACTTTTTCACATTCGATGAATGTATATTTTGGGAAAAATAAGTTGAAGTTCTCTATAATTTGCATCTGCATAGCCTTTTCTATAAATGTTCTTGTGTCTCTTCTATGAAAACATACAATTTCTAAATCAATTGAGTCTTTCAAATATGTGATTGCATTAGGATTAAATTTAAGTTTAAACACATCAGCTACCTTTTTTAATAATTCTAAGTCCTCAATGCTTTTTGCTGACACACGCAAAGATTCAATTTTTACAAAGAAATCTTGAAAGTCATCAAAATTATTTAAAAAATCAATTAAAATTTTATATTCCATTCGTTTGCCTTTCTTACTTGATCTGAATATTATTTGTGGTAACGAGTGTTGCTCCGCCAATCAGCTTATCTCCTGCCTTCAAGGCTTTCTTGATTGCGTTTTTGTCTGGGGCTACTGTAAAAATCAAATACTCATCTGGCAGTAAAAACGTATCCTCAACCTGCACACTCTCTGACTTTCTCCAACCAATCGTAACCTTTGCGCTCTTGTACTTCTCACCGTTCTCCATATACTGGGAAAGATACTGCTTCAACCACTCAGCCTTTCTCTCTGCGGTTGCCTGACGTTTCTGCAATGCAAGCTTTTCAGCCTTCAAAGCCTCTACCTCTGCGCAAGTGTTCTTGTATGCAAGAGCAATGTTTTCAATCTTCTCATCACGAGCCATTGACAGCTCGCTAAATGCCTGCATTGCCTCCTCGTTGATGATCTCTCCTGTGTCTGGGTCTACTGCTGCGCCCCATGCCTGCTCAATCTGCGAATTGATTTCATACAGTGAAAATGCCATTATTCTTCTACCTCGCTTCCCTCTTCTACCTCCGCTTCTGCTTCTGCTTTCTCTTCTGCCTCCGCTTCTGCTTCTGCTTTCTCTTCACCCTTTCTTACTGCCTCTGATATCAAGTTGTGAAGGTGATTTGCATCATGCAAATATGCTTCTGCTTGTTCGTAATCTGAATGCTTCATCGCAAAGCTAACAGCATCAATAAGATATACGCGAAGCTTTGCAATTAGCTTTGGGTCTGCGACATCAAGGCTAAAATGCATCTTGCCATCTATTCCTTCAAAAACATATCCTGTAACACTACTCATTTTTTATCCTCCTTATTTTGAGCCAAAGTATAATGCTATTGCCAAGCTGCCAAAGATAACACCGCCAAGAATCAGGTCTGAGATGCCCTTAGCAATTGCATCAAGAATTTTTTCACGCTTCGCTTCCTTCTCAAGTCGCGCTTTGAACCCTCTTGAAAGCTGACACTGTAATGCTCTCTCTGCATTACTTACAAGCTTTTCTGCTTCTAATGTGGGCTGCCAAATCACCTTCATTTTGCTTCCCTCTTCGCCATTACTTCAAGTCTTGCCGCATCTGCCATGCCTGAGGTATAACCAAGCAAGAATGTTCTGTAGTTACTCGGCAGGGTTGCCGCCTCGGTGATGATAAGTGGCAGTGCCTCACGCTGCTTGTCGCTGAAATACTCTTTAATTTCGTTTAACATCATTTTGTCCTCCTTAAAACAATCTCTGCTGTGCGTTAGCTGCCGTGATCTGCTCCTCAAGTACTGTCGGGAGCTGATAGCAGTCAATAAAATCATGTACATCTGCAATATACTTACGCTTGATACTCTTGTAGGTACTTACACAGCCATACTCTCTTTTTAACTGGCTGTAGATATCCTTGTACACCTGACTTCTGATGCTTCCATCTGCGTATGCTTCGCTGTCCTTGCCACCTAAACACTGCACACCCTTGCGCTTTACGTGCTGCTGTACCTCGTCAATCTCACATCCATACAGCGGCATATCCGTTTTCAGTTCCGTTACCTCTGCCCCAAGGGTGGCAACCTGCTGCTCAAGCTCTACACACCCCTTCGCAATTAGCTGTATCTGTTCTGCTGTCGTAAGTGGTGGGGTCTGATAGCTGCCAGTCTTACGGATTGATGGAAGTACCTCGGACGTTACCCAGTCTGTAAAGCGTTCTGCACTTTCCTTGCGGCTCTGGAAGATGGTCTTGTAGAGGTTGGCTTCGTTGACGAATGTTGCTCCTGATTTCTACCCATGCTGTCGATGACCTTACTAGTAGTAACCCCATTCAAATTAAGTCTTGTTTTTACTCTACTTACCTGCTCAAGCTCCAATGCCTTACATACATCGCTCAGGCAAAACCACGGCTCACCGTTGATAACCTCTGTTCTGATATCTCCAAATTCTGGATTATTAAAAATCTTCATTGCGTTTGATTCCATCGTTTCTTCCTCCTTGATTTCTTCATGCTCTTCTAGTTCCTGCTGTACTTCTTCCATCAAAATAGGTTCTTTGACGGTATAGCTATTAGCTTTGGCAAGCGGAATGCTTGTATTATCCAAATGCTCATTGACTTCAATTTCAAGTGGCTTCTCTTCTACTGGTTTTTCCTCTGCCTGTGGCTTTTCTGGCTCTTTTTCCTGCTTTGTAGCGTTATGCAGCCAGTTTGAGAAATCTGATATAGTATCTGGAGATAGCTTGCTACGCTGGCACAGATTGCGTACTCCTGCAATGCTTATAACATTGATGCAGCGTGTGCCTCTCATTGACTCGCTGACAATCTGCTTCAAGTTTTCTTCTCCTGCATAGCGGTTAGTATATACGCTTCCGTATCGTTTAAAGCCTAATGCCCTGCAGATATCTGTTGAGTAGAAATACATATTCTCGTTAACCAATGTTGCTCTGATTTTTCCAAAAATCGGGTGATAGAAAACCTTAAAATCTCCTGCATCGTTTTCATAGTCCTGCTGTTTATCCTTAAAAAGGGGAAGATAAATTGTTCCGCTGGACGAATCCTCTAAATACGTGACATCGTAGTGGATTCTATTTGCTATCCCCATAAGTAAGTTGCTAGTCTTTGCCTGTGCTTTCTTGCACAAATTCATTACTCCGTCAAGGTCAACTAGATTTGCTTTCTTCAAGCCATTCTTAATCTGCTTGATATGTTCTTTTCCTGCATATCTCTGCGCATATGTACCTGTCCATGTGCCTTTTCCGAGGATTCTGCAAATGTCAGCAGCGTAAAAATACGGTATAAAATTGATTTTTTCAGTTCTAATTCTTCCAACCTCTTCGGTTATGTACTCTAACATGTATACTCCTTTCTTGTGCATTCCAATAGTTACAAGGTTCGCGCAAACCTGATCACTCCGCGCAGGAGTCGAACCTGCATTACCCGAAGGGTAATCCGTGCGGAGCTGTAATTTAGTTAAATTTCAAGGTATTCATATTCTTCAAGTGCTGCATCAATTTCCACCTGATCAAGTGCCTTATCATGATAGATTGTGTGGCTTCCTATTGTGATCTCGCGAATTATGCAGACATGAAGGGATTCATCAATAGTATAATTTGCTCCTGTTCCAACTCCTGCATATTCGTATAGCAAAGAACATAATGCATTGATCTCGCCAACATTCCAAGCTGTAGCTACACTAGTCGGGAAAAGAGTGTCAGGCATTCTACAAACTATATTGGAAATCTTATGGATAATATCTGTTACTTTCATTTCTTACCTCCAACCTTATATTTCATCAGTAGATACTTATAGCCATCAATGATTCTCTGGATATCTTCGCTATTTCTGTCCTGCCCTCTAGCTGCCTCTTCTTTCATCCACTCTGACTCTACACCAGAATATGTAACTTCTTGCACCAGATCGCAATCGTCTGATGATGCGGAATACTCCACAAATGTCTTGCACCCGAAGAAACCTTCAAGGCACAACGTTAATCTGGTAATTTTGTCAATGATCTCAGCGAAATCATACGGAACATGCTTTCTTGGTTTATACAGTCTAATAAACTTACCGTCTGTAAGCTCTACAATGTAGCCACATCTTTCTTTGCAATACTTCTGCATTTTTGCATCGTGAGGATATGCCTCGGTCTTGATGATCTGCATGTACTTCTTTCTCAGCTCCTTCTGCGTCATTCCTCTGCCCCTCCTAAAGCTCTCTTATACTGCTTGATCATTGCCTGATATCCTGCAATAATACGCTTTATGTCTCTCTTCCAGAGCTTGGACACCCTCTGCGGTTGCTTGAGCATCCATTTTGGCTCACTTCCTTCTCTGTAGTACACCACTGTAACCAATTTACAGTTATCTGGTGTATCTTTGTAAGCCACAAATGCCCTATACTTATATACCCCTTTAAGGCACTTTCTCAAGGTTTCTATGTACTCCTCGAAGTAGTACACATCGCCTAAACACGTTGGTTTTTCAATGCTTGTAATTCTCTCGCCCGAAAGCTCAATAAGATAGTCGTCCAAATTGATAACATAATCTTGCATAGCCTCGCTGTTTGGGTATACTTCGTTTCTGATGATCCACTCAAATTTTGATCTTAACTCTTTGTCTGTCATTGTCTTTCCTTTCTGTGCTGATTATCTGGTAACTGTGATACAAAAGTTCGGTTAACCTTTGCGTTCAGCGCATCTTCTATTTCTTTGATTTCGTCTTGCAATTTGGCAGTTGCTAGCTTTTCTGCACTATCTTTGTCATAGGTTTCAATAATGCAGCCTGCTACCAACTGCCAATCTACGTAAAAACATACCTCGTACTTATGCACCCACATCCTCCTTCTTCTTTCTGCTCACCTCGATACTCTCAAGGCGCATCCCATGCTCTCTCAGCCAGATTCTATACAGCTCACTCAGCACATTGTGCGCTATGCTGTCCTGATCTGCTTGTGGTAGCTCTCTGAGGTGTTCTGCTTCATGTCCGTTAACTACAACCATATTGCCCCCTCTGCCCGTCTTGCCGTTAGCTCAGCGTTGATGTTATAGTTTCCAATACCATTTACGGCGAGTCTTCTTATATCCAAAAGCCTCTTCAATCACTGCAGGACACACTCCTGCGATTACCATTTCATTTGATAGTTTGCGTTCCAGATAGTGATACATGCACTCTGGCAAAAATATTCTGGAGGCAAGAATCAAGTTATAACAATGATTGTAGTAAGCATCAAGCCGTTCGCCTGGCGTTTTTGTCTTACCCTCGTAGATCTTCTGGAGGATTTCTTGCACTTTAAGTGCTTTGCAACTCCAAATCTTAGGGGGTTCAATGCTGTCTCTTCTCAACTGTTCAAACGCTGCGTGAGGTGGTCTTTCTTCCTCGTAGTCCTGCTCTGGCTTGAAGTCGATATATGTTACTTCTCTATCGGCTTCCTCTGGTGTAGGTTGCGGCTCTTCTGCTTCCTGCTTGTCCTGCTTATCTGCATTCACTTCTTCCTCAGCCTTTTTATCTATCTCTGCTTTTTTAATTTCTGCTTCATCTAATAGGCTTTCGATTCTACGAACGGCTGTTGCCATAGCATCTTTCTGCGTACCGTCAATTTTGATTTCGACTGTGTGTGTGCTAGCAACATATACGGTAATGACATCATCATCATCATAGATACATGCCCATGCAGAATATCCGTTGATAGTAAAATAAGCTGTGTTAGAATTAAATTCATCATCAAATTCTGTTTTGACGAACTCACTATCTGTGAAGTTCTTGCAGATCATTTTTCCTAATCTTGTAATAAAGCTCTTGTAATTTGCGATTGCCATTTTGCTTCCTTCCTTTCTGTTGAGCTTTCCTCGCTCTGTGACTATAATATATCACATTGTGAGTTTAATGTCAACAGGTTTTTTAGAAAAATATTGACTATGTGAGTTTTTTGTGATATTCTAAAATCGGAAAGGAGGTATCATACTAATGAATGAAAGAATCAAAGAGGTAAGAAAGTCACTGGGGCTTACACAAAATGAATTCGGAGAAAAATTGGGTGTACGAGGTAATACAATCACTAATTATGAATCTAATTCACGGAAACCTTCAAATGCTATCATTTCTGCTATATGTCGAGAATTTCAAATCAACGAGGCTTGGCTACGCACTGGCGAAGGAGAAATGAAAGCTCCTATGACAAAGCAAGCTGAAATAGCTGCTATCACAACACAGCTTTTTCACAAAGAAGAAACTGATCCAGAGACTTATAACTTTCTGATAGAGCTTAACAAGTATCTTTTGCAGCTGGATGAAACCCAAATGCAAGCCGTGTTGGACATGATCAGGAAGCTCAATGCTGCGATAAGCAAAAAAGAAAAGTAAAAAAAAGAAAGCAGGGACTCAAAAAAGTCCTTGCTTTTTTTATTCATCGCCCTTATAGTTAGGGCTGTAAAGGATTCGCACATCTTTTACACCTTTCTCTGATGTGGGATATTCACAAATGAGTACCTTTATCCTTTCTGTCTGCCCCTCG